GTTGGCGAGCCGATTCGATCACGACAGGACCGATCACCACAAGTAGCCTCTCCTAACCGCCTGTAGCCTCCTATAGCCACCTATGGTACCTTGCGAGACGGGTGCGTCCCCCGGTTGGCAAGCTGACGGTCGCTCCCCGCGCGCCGGCCCCGTGGGGCTCACGGGGTCGGCACGCCACCCCAGGTAGGACTCCCCCGGCAGTCCGTTGATGTCGGTCGCGGGCTGTCGGGGGGCTAGGGAGGCATCGAGGTGGATGGCGGCGACGGTGGTCGTGATCGTGGTCCTGGTCGGGTTGCTGGTGTTGCTTACCTGGCGGCGGTGACGGTGGGAGTCCTGTTCTGGGCCTGGCTGGGCGCCCTGGCCTGGGGCGCGATCGGGGCGACGCAGTGAGACTGCTGCTGCCCCCGGTGCCGCTGTGGCTGTACCTGCGCGCCGTCCAGCACCTGGCCATGGTCGCCACGATCCTGCAGGCGCCCTGCCCCTACCCGGTGCCGGTCGTGAAGGGACGCGGCGATGGGTGAGCGCTACGACGTCGAGGACCGGGTGACCGGTTGCGACGTGTCCGTGTACCTGGCCGACCGCGACGAGCGCCTCGACGCCGACCCGGTCCTCCGGCTGGTCGTCGAGCGCAGCGAGCTGACCGGCGTCCTGGACCTGAGCCGGGACGGGTGGGAGAGGCTCAAGGCGGCCGGCGACAGGCTGTTCGACCCGATCATCGGATCGTCATCCGCCGATCATCCGGTTACCGAGGGCGAGGGGTAGGTACCAGGATGCGCGGCATGGTGTACCCCGGAGAGCCACCTATCCGCAACGCCCCGTACGTGCCGGGTCCGCCCGAGGAGTCGTTCACCCTGGCGCAGGTCACCGCGGCACCTCGGGTGCGGACGGGTAGGTCGCCGTGGCTGGTCGCCGGAATCACCGGGGCGATCGCGCTGATCATCGCCGGGGCGGCGTACATCCTGGTCCAGAACACTAGCGACCGGCGCGCGGCAAGCATCCCGGCCGGTGCGGTGACCTCCCCGAGCACGGCGGCGCGTAGCGAACCCTCGGCGATCCCGACAGCGCCTCCTGCCGCACCTGCCGGCAAGGCTCTCGGTATTACGGTGACGATCGTCGCCGGGGACGCCTCGGCCGACACGACCGTTTTCGCTTGGCGCCAGCCGAGCGCATCCACCCCGGAGCCGCCGGCCGCCGGCTACGAATGGGGATCGGCCGACATCCGGATCTGCGCGCGGAAGGCAGATGCGGGGGCGATCCGTGTGAGTTGGCTGCCCTGGGCGGTCACCTACGCCGATGGCGCCGTGGTCCAACCGTCGAACGTGATCTACGGACAGTTCCCGCAACCCGAGTACCCCCAGGACCGGGTGGTGCCGGTCGGGCGCTGTGTCCGAGGCTGGATCACGTTCGGTGTCCCCGCCGGCCGCCATCCTCAGTTCATCGAGTACCAGCCCCAAGACGGGGGCGTAACCGATTGGTTAGTCCCGTAGGTCCTGTCCTGGCTCCTCTTCCTGGCTACCCGTGAGCTCGCAGGTTCGCGCCTCGGCCCGGTAGCGCCTTGACGGCGCGCGCCAGCTCGGCCGCCGAGTACAGCGGGGTCCGGTCGTCGAGGTGCGCGACGGGCTCCAGGGCGAGGCGGGCGAGGAGCATCCGCATGTTGGGCCGGGTCCGGTCGTGCTTCGTCGCCGCCTGTGCGGTGGTGAAGGCGAGCTTGCCGTCTACGGTGATCCGGATCTGCGCCATGCCGTTCAGTGTAGGTTGCGCTGGCGCAACGTGCTAAGGCCTTAGTTCGAGGCGCTAGGGTCACGGACTGTGCTGCCCGATTCGTTCCGGCCGCCGCGCTAGTCGATCTCCACGGGCATGATCTTTTTCGATCTGTCCGGTTTGGCATGGGCCGATCGGTCAAGGTTCGGCAACGACCAGCGCCTGTAAGCGGATGCTGCCTCGCGGTCCCTTACATCGTCCTCATTGGACGGTCACGCACCGCTGATCCTGGCCGCTTTGCCCGATTCCAGGCAGGCCGGTCCGGCGCCGCACGCGATGCTCCCTCCTCGGTGCGCCATTGTCCCTGGTCAGGCATGCTTGAGTTGGATGCGCTAGCGCAACATACTTACCTCATGACGAACATCGAATCCCTGATCGCCAGCCTCGCCGTCCAGGACCCGACCGGGGTGTACCTCGACCGGGAGAACATCGTCGCCAACTGCCGGTACTTCGACTGGTGCACCCAGGTCGACGACCACAGCGGTATCCGGCGTATGGAGATCGGCGACGGCCGGGGCGAAGCCATCCAGTTCGACATGAGCCGCGAGGACATGGTGCGGCTGCACGCAGCGTTAACGGTCTACCTCCTGACCAACCCCGAGTAGAGCACGAGAGGATGCACACCATGAGCGAGTACACCGTTGAGATCCAGGCCGGCGACGAGCGCGGCGACGTCTGGCAGGCGCTACACCCGGCCGAGACCGTTACCGCGCTGGAGGGCGAGAGCGCCGAGCAGATCGCGGCCTTCGCAGCCACCAACCAGACCGTTGCCGATGGCGGCAACTGGCGGGTGTGCGTCTGGGAAGGCGCCGACGCGGACACCGGGAGCGAGCCGGTCCACATCCTCAAAGGCTGAGAGCACGACGAAAGGCGGCCCGCCGCACCCGGTCACGAGGACCGAGTGCGGCGGGCCGCTTTCTGTGGTGGGACTGCCTGTTGGTCGCAAGGCGTGGCAGGGACCGGACTCGAACCGGCGACCTCCGGCTTATGAGGCCGGCGAGCTACCAACTGCTCTACCCTGCACCGAGATCGATCACTGGCCGTCTTCCATCGTCATTCACCGCCCATCGATCGCATCCTTCATCCTCATCCAGCTTACGAGACGTGCACGCCGCCGGCCTGCAGGAACCAGACGACGGTCACCAGGAACAGCCCGAGGGCGAGCAGGGACCGGTGCCAGATCGCCTCGATGGCGAAGCAGAGCAGCGCCAGGAGGAAGAGCAGGACCGCGAGGCTCATCGTGGCCTCACACGTTCGGCGGGTGGGTGTACCGGGTGATGTAGGAGATCACGGCGGTCAGCGCGACGAGGCCGAGCGCGGTACCCGAGGCGATCCACCACTCCTTGGTCCAACGGATCGTGCCGGTCCAGGACAGCAGCACCGGCCCGATCGCCGCGAAGACGGTGGCGAGCAGCCCCTGCAGGAATGTGCGTACCGCCCGGTTGCGGGCATCCAGGTGGGCCGGCGGGGGTAACTCGGCCGGTACCCGCATCTTCGGTTGCGTCATCATCGGCTCCTCCACATCGAAGGGAGTGGGACCATCAGTCCGGCGCGATCTCCGCGAGGGCGGCCGGCCAGTCGGTGAAGCGCACCGCCCGGTCATCGAGGTACGCGAGCGCCGGCAGCTTGCGATTAGTCACCAGCAGCAAGTCCTTGGTATTCCAGAACTTGCGCCAGCGCGGGAACCACGTCGTGCACTCGAAGCCGTGTCCGGACCGGTCCTCGATCCAGTGCGCCACCTGCCGGGCGTTGCGGGTGGTGTGGATGAACACGGCGTAGCGGAACATCAGCCGGGTCAGTCCCTGGACCGCGCCTGGCATGAAGTCGCCGTAGATGCTGCCGTCCGCCCAGCCGCGCTCGTACGTGTGGATCACGCCATCGAAGTCGACAGCGACGGTCCCGGTCACGGCCACGCCAGCGTCAGGTGGAGCGTGAGGACGACCAGCAACAGGGCCAGGACCAGCCGGCGGACGATCACCCAGGCCGTCCAGTGCCGGGACCGGACGCCGAACCAGCGCCACACGTTGTCGGAGAGGGTTCCCTCCTGGTGCCTGCTCTTGACCAGGGCCAGGCCCTCGATGAGCAGGAACAGGGCGCCCCAGACCAGCCAGGCGATCGTCCAGCCGTCCATCGTGGCTACTCCGGACCGGTCTCGCCGACCAGGAGCGGCATCGAGCCGGGGGCGGGTGGTGCGATGACGCCGCCGCCGGCCGCGTACCGGCTGCCGTTCAGCAGCTCGACGACGCGGGCAGCAAGCTCGGGGGATTCGAGGATGCCCTCGAAGCGGTCGCCGTCGTAGATCGTCCGGCCGAGGTGGCGGCCGACACGCCAGCGGCTCATGAGCGCGCTGGCCACGCCCAGGTACCCGGCCCCTCGCCCTCCAGTCGGGAGGTCGCCCAGTACGTGTCGTTGCCGTCGAGCAGCACCTGGAGGTTGGACGTCGTGACGCTCGGGTCGAAGACGCGCACCACGACGGCGGGGTACGTCTGCCCGGCCTCTGCGTGGTTGCCGACGTGCGCGACGTGACCGGTCGCTCCGGGCTGGCCTGCCTCGTGCGGGTGTGCGTGCGAACGTTGGAATGCCTGAAAGTCCGCGCGGCGCACGTTGATCGCGGTCGCGTCGGCGTCGTTCAGCGTGTAGTGCACGATCCGGCCGATGGTCGGCTGCATCATTTCTTTCCTACCTCTCGAACAGTCGTACGATCGGGCTTGTGTTCAGTGCCCAGCACCCACCGGTGACCTGCCGGAACGGTCACCCGCTCGGGCCGCGCAAGGTCAAGGTCGGCTTCGCCCACTGCTCCTGTGACCGGGCGCGGGCAGGCGGCCATCTGTCCTGGTACTGCCTGGTGTGTGGGGACGAGCAGTACGCGGACGGGCACGTCGACGACGCGCAGCTGCTGACCGGCCGCTGAAAGGCAGAAGCGCCAGGCGAGTCCAGCACCTAGCGCTTCCTAGCTTCGAGACCGGACTCGAACCGGCGACCTCCGCCTCGACGCGTCGAGTCCTGGACGACCCTCGCGCCCTGGGCGGCGCTCTATCCACTGAGCTACATCGAGCCGCGATCCAGCGTACGCCTGGGAGGAGGTCAGCGCGGTGGTGGTGGAGGAGGGCTCGGTGGCTGCCCGGGACCGGTCGGGGTCGGATGGGTCGGACCGGGTGGGGGACCAGACGGTGCCGGGGTACCGGGGGGCGGCGTGTCGGACGGCATCAGCGGTGCACTATCTGAATGATGATCACGACGGCGGTCAGCAGCGTGAGCGCCATGCCCATCGCGGCGGTGTACGCCGCCGAACGGCTGCGCATCGACGCGATCGCCTGCGCGTTGGCGCCCACCCGCTCGGCCAGGTTCTGGTGCTGCTCGTCGTAGTACTCGCGCAGCACCGAGCTGCCGGCCCGGGTGGAGACCAGCTCGAAGGCGTCCTTGGTCACGAACAGGCTCCTATCGGCGAGGACCTCGTTGCGCAGCTCGTTGAGCCCCGTCAGCCGCCGCTCCATCTCGGCCTGCCGGTCCGCGTTGGCTACGACCAGCAGGGCACGCTCGCCGGTGAGACGCTTCTCCAGCTCGGTCAGGCGCAGGTCGAGGTACGCCCGCGTCTCGTTGGTACGCAGGTCGACGTACTCGCGGAGGCTCAGGCTCTCCTCACGGTGGCGGTGACGCATCGGGGCATGCGGGTCAGGACTGCAGCCGGGCCGCGAGCTTGTCGGCGACCGCGGTAGATAGCGCGTCCAGGTCGACCGTGGTGTGCTGCTGGATCGCGGCGATGACCGCCGAGGCCAGCTCCCCGCCGAGGACCACCGGCGTACCGGCGTCGAGCTTCGCCTTGACGGCGACGAGCTCGGCGACTAGGCCCGGCCTGGACGGGTCGACGAGGTTGCCGTCCTTGTCCTTCTTGCCGAACATGGCCTCGTACACGTTGGCCAACAGGTCCCGGTCGTACTGCTCGTACATGTCTGCTCCCGACTCGATGAGGGCGCGCAGCTGCTGGACGCCGCCGCGGAAGGCGTTGGCGTCACAGGTGGTCAGGCCGGCGATGGTCGCGCTGCTGGCGTACTGCCAGAAGACGGGCGCCTGCCCGGAGTACCGCGCCCAGCCGATGCCGTTGTCGCCCGGGTAGAGGCTCACGAAGCCGGCCTGCCGCGACGACGGGTAGTTCGCGTTCCACAGTGGACCACCCCAGCCGGTCAGCTGGTCACCGTACTGGCCCTTCGACGCGTACATGACCACTGTCTTGCCGGTGCGCTGGCGCAGCAGCTGGCCGAAGGCGATGCCGGTGGCCGCGCTGACCGGGTCGCCCGGCCAGTGTTCGAGGTCGACCTGCCAGAACCAGCCCGGGAAGCCACGCCACCACGGCTCGCCGGCGTCGGCGAACGCGACCAGCGCGTCGACCTGCACGGCCACCGAAGGCGCCGACCGCACCACGTGGTAGCCGCCCAGGAACTCGATCCCCGCGTCACGCGCCGCCGCGAGCGCGGTGTCGTCGTAGTCGCCTCCACCCGGACGCCGCTCAGTGTTGGACGTCCCCTCGGCGATCTTGTGGGTGAAGAACGAGATGCCCTCGGCCCTGGCCCGGGCAAGGACCGCCGTGCTCAACAGGCCGTCGTAGTGACTGGCATCCCAGCCGTACAGGGTCACTCGTGGCCTCCCTCCACTGGGGACATCAAGTGCCGGTGAGGTCGTCGAGCTGGTCGGTCAGCTGCCGGATGATGGCGTTCACCTGGCGGGTCAGCCGCTCGACCTGGGCGATGGCCTGCGCCGCGGTCGGACCGACGATCGCGAGGTAGGTGGCGTTGTTCGCGATCGCCGCGTCGGCCTTGACCCGCAACGCGGCCACTGCGGTCATCGCGTTGTCCACGTCCCTCACCTCCGCGGTTTCGCGACCGCCGCCTTCGCGACCTCGGCCAGCTGCCGTTCGATCGACGGCGCGTACGAGTCGAGCTCCAGCGTCGCGACCGCGGTGGCCGCGTTGTACTCCCGCGCGACGACCCGGAAGACCGTCACCCCGTCGCGCGCGGTGGCGTTCAGCGCGTCGATGGTCGGGCGGACCCCGCGCACCCGGATGAGGTTGCCGGCCTCGACCTCCCACGGCTGGACCATGCAGCCACGCTGCAGGTCGACGACCGGGCGGGCCACGGTGAGGGTGCCGGAGTTGGGTGGGCTGGCGTGCTGGGCGAGGAACTGGTCACCAGCCTGGTTGGCGTTGGCGAGGGTACCGGCGTCGGTGCCCAGGTCGATGAACGCCTCACGGGAGATCCCGGCGGCGATCAGCGCGGGCACCGACTGGGTGCGCTGGACCGTCCTGATCTCACCGTTGAGGTCGGTGTAACGCACGCGAACCTTGTCGAACATGTCCGCCGCGCGACCGGGGGAGTCGAAGCCGTCCTTGACGTCGGCCTCGTAGCGCACGGTCGACGGCCACGCCTTCCAGTTGAACTGGTTCTTGCCGGTGGTCGGGTTGGAGGCACGGGCCTCCCAGAAGTAGCCGGCCTCCAGTTTCATCAGGTCGTCGAGGACCCGGCCCGGGGTAACCCCGTCCGGGTAGGCCAGGCGCTCGATACCGAAACTGGTGGTGGCGATCGAGGCGTTCACGCCGTCGAACAGCGGCAGGAAACCGCGGCCGAGCAGGTCCGCGACCACGTCGGAGGCCAGCACGGTGTTCGTGTTGTAGCCGGTCGTCTTCTCGGTGCCGTCCGCGTTGTAGCGCATGGCCAGCACGGAGACGTCCAGGAACGACGCCCAGAAGCCGTCATTGGGGACCACCCCGGTACCCGGGCCGGCGTTCTCGTGGTGCAGGTCCAACGTGTTGTGCCCGTTGGCCCAGTCGGTGACCACGACCTTCGGGGCGAAGCCGGTACTGGGCACCAGGGTGGCGGTGCGCAGCTGCGTGGTCAGGGCGCCGTTGACGCCGGTCATGAAGTGGGTGGTGAAGTTCGCGTCCGTGCCGCCGGCCCGCCACTGGTAGTCCACCCGGGCCAGCTTCTGCCCGGCGTCCCAGATCCGGTTGTATCTCATCCGGATCTCGGCGCCCACGAAGGTGGTGATGCCCTGCGGGTACTGCAGGACCAGGCCCTGCTTGCCGCTGCCGCCCGGGTCGTCCTTCACCGTGTCGTTCGCCGCGACCAAGTTGACGTTGTAGCGCTTGAACGCGGCGAAGTCGGTGTCCACCACGATGTAAGGGACGGTCCGGTCGTTGACCCGCGCGGCCGGGCCGACCGCGGTCAGGTCGAAGACCTGACCGTCCGCCCCGGCGACACGGTGCGGGTCCTCGACCAGGCCCTCCCAGACGGTCCTGCCGTTGTGGCCGTCGTAGACGTACACGGTGGCGTAGTAGTCGACGTCGTCGGGCTGGAAGTTCAACGGCCGGTTCAGCGACAGCCGCGCGGAGGCGTAGCCGCCGGGGGCGGTCTCCCGGAAGGACAGACCGCGCAGGTCGCTGGTGATGTGCACGTCGGCGCGGGACGTCTTCAACCGCACGGCCAGCGGAACCGGCAGGCTCATGTGGCCGCCGGCCGCACGTACAGGTAGCGGGGGAAGTAGGTCACCGAGACGGTGTAGGTGTAGCCGACCGTCTCCGCGGCGATGTTACCCACCACCGGCACCAGATACAGGCGCTGGGCGACGTTCGGGGACAGCCGCGGGAACCGGCCCGCCAGGGTCGACGGGCTGAACGAGTACACCGTGCCCGACCCGGCCGCCCACACCGTCTCGGATATCCCGTCGACATGCACGGTCAACGTCGTCAGCGTCTCGTTGGCCCAGTCGAGCATCGCCAGGCAGTCATCGGCCGGCACGAACAGCAGGTAGTCGAAGTCCAGGGTGCCGGTGCCGGCGGAGCGTTGCGCGTTGACCTGCACGCTCACGCCCGTGTTGTCGACCGGAAGCTCCACATTGGAGTAGCCGTCGAAGACCGGGTCCGGGCCGACCGGGAACGTGCACAGGCCCACGTCGACGAGCTGGTTGACGGTGACGTTCGGTACCACGACCGCGTCGTTGGTCACCGTGAACGCGCCGTAGGAGTACTGGAACTGGACGCTGATCGTATCGCCGGACACGGACTTGCGCACCCGGGCGAAGACCCGGTACGTGCCCCGCACGTCCACACCGGAGGAGGCGGGGAACGGGTTCTTCGACAGCCGGCCCAGCATGGTGGTCGTCGAGAAGGTGGAGCGCATGAAGTTCTGCCCGGCGCCGGAGTAGTTGGCGTCGTTGGCCTGGATCGTCGTCGTCGTCCCGGTCGTCATCGCCTCGGCCTGCAGCAGCAGCGGCGCCAGGACCGGGGTGCCGCGGCGGCGCACGGCCAGCACGCTCTTGGGCTGGACCGCGTTGTCGTAGAGGTGCGTCGAGTCGACCGTCACGTCGCACGGGGTTTCGACGTCGCCGAGCACAGCGCCGGCGGGGATGTCGACGTAGCAGCCGTTCGCGCCCGAATGCCCGACCGGCGCCGACCAGGCCTCGTCGATGAACAGCGTGTTGGACGCGGGCGGCGTGCCGGTCATCGTCACGGACAGGCCGACCCGCCCGGCCGTGGTCGGCGCGTCCCCGGCCACCTCCAGCAGCGTCCACGTGTTCAGCGTCACCGCGAGCGTCAGCGCCGTCGAGGAGATGTACGCGTTCGCCGAGGTGTACCAGTCGAGGTTCAGCACCACGTTGCGGGACACCGCGCACCGCACCCACGCCTGGCCGCGGTAGGAGGGGCCGGCGCCGGCCGCGAAGACGACGTGGACCGTCTCGGCCAGCACGGTCGCGGTGACACCGTCCGGAGTCAACAGGCCCGAGGCGGCGCCCTGGTGGAACTGTGCCGTCGAGCGCACGAACGTGCCGCCGGAGGACGCCCACCCGGACACGTCGGTCTCGAAGAACGGGTTGGCGTTCAGGAACGCGCCGGGGTGCGCCGGGTCGGCGTACAGGGTGGCCGCGGCCACCGCCGTCTGCTTCAGCCCGTACCCGAACGGCTGGGCCAGGACGTTGACCGTGACCAGCTTCGCGACCGGGTCCCAGTCCACGGCGTTGAAGTCGGACGGCAGGGTCAGGAAGTAGATCGAGTTCGTGGTACCCGGCGTGTACCGGAGGATGTTGGCCGGGCGGTCCAGCTCCCGGGACAGCAACTGCAGCTGTGTTGCCGCGGTGTCGCCGTCCGCCGCCAGGTACAGCGACAGGGTCAGCATCCGGTTGCCGTACACCGACGCCGGGATGGCCTCCCCATCGGTCAGCAGCGTCGAGACGGCCGAACGCCGCCGCGGCGGCGGCCCGAAGCTCGTACCGGCCGGGCGCGCCGCCCACGGCGGCGAGGTCAGGTTCAGCCGCACGTTCGCCGTGTCGGAGATGCTGTCGACGAATGCCAACGCGTAGACCACGGGGCGGCGTCCTTAGCCTGTGCGGGTGTAGATGTCGGCCTGCCGGCCCTGGATGCTGCCCACCGTGCGGCCGTCGAGGACCACGTGCATCCCGACCAGCGCCGCGGCGACCGCCCGGCCCAGGGCGGCCGGGTCGACGCCGCCCGGGCTCGCACCGCCACCGCCCGAGTTGGCCACCCGGATCCCCTGGGGCGGCACGACGACCTCACCGCCGTGGGCCAGGATCAGCTGGGGCGAGCCGAGCGCCCCGGGCACCATGCCGCCCTCGTCGAAGGCGGGGATCGCCGGGCCGGCCCTGGTCGGGTTGTGACCGGTGGCCGCCGCGATCGCCAGCGCGCTGCCCGAGAGCCGGAACTCCAGGGTCTTGACGATGTTCGGCTTGTGGGCCAGCGCCTCCCAGGAACTGATCAGGGCGTCGATGGCCTGCTTGCTCAGCCCGGCCTGGGTGAGGATGCGGCGGATCGCGTCGACCTGCTGCTGGAAACGCTGGTTCGCCTCGGCGACGCTGCCGCCGGCCGCGATGTCGGCCTGGCGCAGGTCCTCGGCGGCTTTGATCAGGTCCAGCAGCGCCTGGTGGTTGGCGCGGCCCTTGGCCGTGTTGTCGTCGAACGTGCGGCCGTTCTGCTTGATCGAGGCCGTCAGCGCGTCGATGGCCGCCTGGTAGCGGATGTTCGCCTCGGCGACGCTGAGCTGCTTGCCCAGCAGCTTGTCGAAGTCGTCGGAGAGCTGGTGCAGCAGCTTGTCCGTGCCGGAGAGCTTCTCGTTGAGCTTCGCCGCGCTGTCGGCCGCGGCGTCACCGGAGTCGGTGGCCGAGATCTTCAGCCGGTCGAACTCTGTCGCGATCCGGTGGACCTCGTTGCGCACCGGGTCGAGAGCGTGGCTGCCGGCCGCGTTGAACACGAATGCGACCGCGCCGACCACCTTGTCCAGACCCTGGATGAACACGTCGAACAGGTCGCTCAGGCCGCGCAGCAGCATCCCGGTCACCGCCAGCGCGCTGGCGATCGCCCGCGCGAGCACCAGGAGCGACTCGGCCGCGCCCTTGCCGCCGGCACTGACCTGCTCGAAGAACTTCGAGATCCCCACGGCGATGATCGGCAGCGCCTGGCCCAGGGCCAGCAGCACCGGACCGGATGCCTCTATGGCCTTGGCCAGCCCCGGCCCGAGGGCCTGCATCATCAGGCCGATCTGGTGCACGAACGGCTCCAGGTACGGGGCCAGCGCCGAGAAGCCCTTCTGCAGCTCGGCGAAGAACGGCTGCAGGTCGGCGCCGAGCGCATGGAAGGAGTTCAGGATCGGCAACGTCAGGCCGGCGCTGGCCCGAGCGAACTCGTCGAGAAGAACATGCGCCAGGTCGCCGCCTGCGGCCCTCAGCGCCGGGTTGCCGTGCAGCTGTGCCGCGATACCCGCGGCGAGCGCGCCGCCGCCGACCGCCGACAGGATCCCAGCGCTGAGCGCGGCGCCGATCATCGGCGCCAGGTAGGCGGCGCCCAGACCCACGGCCGGGCCGAGACCAGCCACCGGCGAACCCGCCGCCGCCGCCGAGCTCGCCGCGGCACCGCCTGAGGGGCCGGCACCACCGGCCACCGCCGACTCGGCGGCCTTGAGCTCCTTATTGAGGCTCTGCAGCAGCGACAGGTGGGCGCGCTGGGCCTTGATGTCACCGAACAGGGACCGGTCGCCGGTGCGGTTGTACTCGGTGGCCAGCTTTTCGATGTTCGTTCGGGTCCGGGCGATCTCGTCGACCAGGCCGGCGAAGTCCTTCTTCGCGCCGGCCGCCTCGGTGCCCATGCCCTTCAGGCCCGCCCCGGCCTTGCCCGAGCTGGCCGACAGCTTCCCGGCGCCCTGGTCGAGATCCTTCACCGAACGGTCCAGGCCCTCGGTGAGGGTCCTCACCTCGGCCAGCTCGGCCTTGTACTGGGCAGCGTTGAGCTCCAGCTTGACGGAGACGGAGCGGTCAGCCACGCGACCTCCCCGCCCTCAGGTGCGCCGCACGGCGTACTTCACGCCGCGGCGGTCGCCGGCCTCCACGTCGTTGCCGATCTCGGCTTCCAGCACCCGGCAGGCCTCGCAGGTGTGCCGTTGCACCCGCCACTGCCGCTGGGTGGCCGGGTCGAGGCTCACGGCCATCGGATGGCCACAGCCGCCGCACGTGTCGTGTTCCTCGGCGAGGTAGGCCAGCAGCCAGTCCCGGTCGGAGGAGGTCCACCCCGGCTCGCGGGTGGTGACCCAGCCGGTCAGGCGTCCGTCGTCGGCGTACTCGCAGACGGTGCGCTGGGTGAGGGACCGGCCAAGGAAGATGGACCGGGGGACTCCGGCTCGGGTGGCCGCCTCGAGCTCGGCTCGGAGGACCGCGTCAGCGCGGAGGCGGCCGCGGAGAAAGGGATGCCCTGCTGGCCGTAGTTCACCTGCCAGGAGGCGATGGTCAGCCGCTGCCACTGGTTGTCCGACAGTTTGGCCGCCAGCTGGTCGGCCTGCTCGGCCGTCAGCTTCGGCTCGGTGACGGTGCGGGCCAGCAGCTCGCAGGCCCACGCGTGGTAGGCGTCGACGAAGGCCTTCTCGTCCGAGATGTCCGTGCGGTTGGGTGCGGTGGCACGGAAGTCGGAACCCTCCCGGGCCGGCATGGCCTGCAGGGTGAACCTCACCTCGTAGGCCAGCATCCGCTCGCGGAGGGCATCCATCTCCTCGGCGATCGCGACGGTCGGGGACGCGTCGGCGAGGCTGGTCGGGGACGGCGTCCCGCTCAGCCGGGCTTCGAGCAACTCGTACTCGACGACCAGGGAGCCTTTCAGGCACAGGTCGACCGAGCCGGTGGGTAACTCTGCCTCGGCCAGGATCGCCTCGATATCCAAGGCCATCAGGCGATCACCGCGCGGGTCACCGGGTCACCGGTCAGGAAGAAGTCGATGGTGAAGTCCCAGTTCGTGTTCGGCGCCGGGTCGATCTGGTCGGGCTCGGCGGACTCCAGCGGATAGCACTCGACCTGCTGGGTAGAGGCGAACGCCGTAGTCCGGTCGATGCCCCGGCGCACCGCGAGGAAACCATTGGTTCTGTACGGGAACAGGTTCCAGGCGGTGTCGGTGGAGCCGTCGTGGTGGAACTTGATCTTCACCGCGATGTCGACGCGGCCGGCGCGCTTCCACGTGTACTTCGAGCCGAGGTTGGACACGTCCACGGGCGCCGTAGTCGGGTTGATCGTCAGGCCGTCCGGAGTGATGAAGGTCTCCAGCCGGGTGCCGGCGTTCAGCTCGGACGTGGTCGGCGAGGCGAGGGTCGCGATGGCGGTGCACCAGTCGACCGCCACACGCCCGTCGATGATGACGACAGCCATCTCAGTTCTCCCTTGGGGTCTCGGCCGGCACGTCGTCCTCGGCCTGGTCGTCGGGCTCGGTGGCGGCCGGGACCGCGTCGAGGTCCGGGGCGTTGGCGTAGGCCGACAGGTCGATCTGGTCTTTGTCCATTTCGGACACCGCGTCGGAGACGCGGAGCCAGCCGAGGCCGCGATGGGTCGGCAGGGCGGACTCGGCCACGACGCCTGCTCCGCCCGTTTCGGGGTGACGAACCACGAACCAGTCCATGGCCGCCTCAGATCTTGTAAAGCTCGTAGGTCACGGATGTGGTGAAGGAGTGCGCGACGGTCGCGACGCCCGAAGAGTTGATCGCCGACGTCGGGATGAAGATCGTCTTGGTCGTGCCGTTGGTCACCGAGACGGTCGGGTTGGTGGCGGCCGAACCCATCGTCGTGATGTTCGGGTCGGTGATGGTCACCGTGTCCGGCGAGCCGCCGCCGTTGATGACGCGCAGGATCACGCCGGTCGAGCCGAACTGCGCGGACGCGATCGTGTCGGATGCGGACACCGCGGCCGGGGCCGCGAGCGCCCCGGCGAGAGTGATGGCAGTGGACGTGAGAGCCGCCATGGCGGCGTACCTCCTTGACTGGAAGGGGGAACCGCCGCTCGGCGGGGGAGATCAGGTGTTGGCGGCGAGCTTGTAGACGGTGACGGTGTCCATGACGAGGACGCCGGTCGTCTCGTCTTTCACCGGCGGGACGCCGGACTCGAAGCGGACCAGGCCGAGGGTCATGGTCGGGGCTGAGGGGATGACCGGGCGCTGGTCGAGCAGTTGGGTACGTACCCGCTGGGCGACCGCCCTGGCGGCCGTGGCCGTCTCGCCGACGCAGTGGCAGTACCAGCGGACCACCGGGGAGGTCGACGCCCCGTCGAGGCCGTCACCGGGCGCGGGCACCCATTCGACGCTGGTGTAGACCAGCACGTAGGGGCGGGGCGAGTTGGGTGGTACGAAGCCGTCGTAGACGGTCAGGCCCGGGTCGGCGGCCAGCAGGGCCAGGCCGGCGTTGACGAGCTTCTGGTCGAGGGTGTCGGTCACCGCTCGGCCAGCAGCTTCTCGCCCAGGTCGGCGACGGCGGACACGAACCGGGGCTCTTCGGCGTCCAGCGCCGGCAGGCCGCCGGGGATCGGCGGGTTATTGACGGTGCCGAGCTCGATGTAGGAACCCAGGCCGCCCTGTTCCCGGTCGCGGCGCGGCCCGACCTCCGCCCAGGCGTCCGCGCCGGCGCGGTGCACCTCGTAGTCGATCGCCGAGGGCAGGTGCGGGATGTGGGCGTAGCCGGACCAGCGCCGCCGCCACTCGGTCTTGATATTCAGTGCGCCTTTACCGAGGACCTTCTCACCTTCGGGGCCGACCAGCTCCTGCGCCCGGGCCAGGTCGGCGATCCAGGCGTCGAGGGACTCGCTCACCCGGTGACCTCTTCGATCGAGTACCGGTGCGCGGTGGCCCAGGTCTTATCCGGCGTGCCCCGGATGTGCCACTGCCGGCCGACCATGTCCGGGTCGTGGACGCTGGCCGTGACGGTCAGCAGGTCGTCGGGCTGCGCCACGGGCGCCGTGACCGGCACGTGCAGGGCCATCCGGGTGAAGAACAGCTCGGCCTGCCCGACGTCGCGGGGCCGGGCGAACGCCGCACCCGAGTTGGCGATCTTGCATGGGCCGGTGTAGACGCCGCTGTAGGTCCGGGTGACCGCACCCGTCTCCGGATCCGTGCCGGACGTGGCGACCCGCTGGATCGTGCAGGCGTCCACGAACAGGCGTGAGGCGGCCAGGCGGCCACGGGCCAGCGTCGACTCGGCGGACACGGCACCTCCTCAGCACGGGTCGGCGGTGACACCGGTGTCCGGCCGCGACGTCGTCGCCGGCGGGGCCGGGGTCGTCCCGGTCGCCGGGCGGGACGTGGTCCCGGACGACGGTCGGGCGGTCGCCGCGCCGGGGTACGCCGTCGTGCCCGAGGCCGGGCGGGACGTGGTCGCGCTCGGGTACGCCGTCGTGCCCGAGGCCGGGCGGGACGTGGTGCCGGTAGCTGGGCGGGTCGTGGTCGCTGTCTGGTACGCCGTCACCCCGCCGACCGGCCGGAGCGTGCGGCAGCCGGCCGCGGTGATCCAGCCGTCGACCTGCGCCCGGCGGCGGCGCATCCCCCAGGCCGTCCTCCTCGCCCGGACCGCCTGCGGCGGGTACACGGGCACAGGCGGGGCGAGCGCCTGAGGTGGCAGGACCTGCGCGGCACGGGCCGCGAACAGCTTCGCGGGCCGGGGCCGGGGCCTGACCCGGACCGCGGGCGGAGGGCGTTCCTGCGGTGGGACCGGGGAGACGACGCGGGGGCGGGGCGGCCGGGCGGGACGTGGGCGGACGCGCGGCTGCTGGCAGGGACCCGGCTGCGCCGGAACGGGCGGCGCGGGTGGCCTCCGACGCGGTGGTGGTGGTTGCGGCCGGGTCCGGGTGTTGGTCGGTGGCAGCTGCTGGGCGGGCGGCGGCGGGGCGGATCCCCTACGTCGCGGCGGCGGCCAGGGTCGCGGCCGGGTCCGGACGTTCGCCGGCGGCAGCTCCTGCCCCGGCGGCGGGGCGGTGATGCTCGCGCGGGGCCGGCGAAGCCATGCCGGGTGCGGACGTGGGCGGGTCGGTGCCGGGACGAAGGCGGGGACGGTGGCGGGGCCGCGGAGGGTGTCGCCACCACGAAGCGTCGAGCCTCGAAGCGTGAACACGGCCACGGCGGTGCCGATCCCCCGTTCAGCTCACGGTGGTCGTCGAACCCTGCTTGACGACGATCGCCGAGGCGGCAACCGCCGTCTTCACGTTCAGCGCCACCGTGCCGGCGTTGACGCCGTTGACCAGCACCACCGTGATCCGGACCAGGATCTGCGACGGGGTCGCCACGTACGCCGCTGCGGTGGCCGTGAACGCGGCAAAGGCTTGGATCGTGGCCGTCGTCCAGGCCGTAGCCGAGGACTGGTACTCGCACACGCCCAGCACCGAGACCGGGGAGGCCGGGCCGGTGATGGAGAACTGCCACCCGGTGGTCGTCGCGGCACTGGTGATCGCCAGCAGGTACTCGATCTCGTACTGCTCGTTGGCGGCCACCGACACGTCAAAGTACGGGGTCACCGGCGCCAGCGTCGTGGAGGTGAAGCTGACGTCGGTGAGCAGCCGCTTGACGTCGGAGGAGTCCAGCGGGACCCAGATCTGGTTCTCCGGATGCGCCGGGGCGGCCTTCGTGCCCACGGTCTGGACGTACTCGCGCTTGCCGGGAACCAGTGTCGTGTCGGTGCGGTACCAGTGGTCACCGGCGATGGAGCCGTTGGCGACCGGCGGTTCGCTGTCCAGGTGCTGCGCCACGAACGGCGGCCCGAACTTGGCCTCGCTGGTGCCCTTCATGATCCCGCAACCGACGACATCGTGGGACTCGTTGATGGCGCTGGCGACCACGATCTGCATCTGCACCTTGGCCGCGAGCGCCGGGGCGATCTGGCCGGCCATGCCCACCGTGGTGAACACGCCGGTGTTGGGTACCGACACGGTCGAGCCGACGATGTCCGTGCCGATCTGGGTACCGCCGGAGTCGAACCAGGCCACCCTAAGGTTGGCGTTGCGGGCCGCGGCGGCCGAGTTGGAGCGCACGTTGGCCACGAGGCTGTACACCTGGCCGGGAACCACCCCACCCAGGGCTGCCGCGCCACCGAACGTGGCGATCCACATCGAACCGCCGGTGGTGTTCGTCAGCCGAAGCCCCCGGCGGTACTTCGTCGGGGAGGCGGTCGGCGGCAGGGCGAAGTCGAAAGTCGCCAAGGTGCAGGCGGCGACCACACCCCACATGCCGAACGCGGGCGCCCGGGTGGCCTGGTAGACCTCGTGGCAGGCGCTCTGCCAGTCCAGCATGTTGCCCGGCGGCCCGTCGAAGGCGTAGCTGCACTGCGACTTACGCCACTGGAACCCGTAAATGTCGGCCTTGAACGGGTAGTCCCCCAGCACGCTGTAGGCGGTGTACAGGTCGTCGTTGACCCCGACCCCGCCGACCCCGGACACCCAGGCGATCGGCGCGTCCAGGTAGTCGTCGACCTCCAGGAAGGTGTTCGCGAACGGGCCGCCGGCCCACTGCGCGCCCCGCAACCGGACCATGACCTTCGCCGGGTCGGTCTGCTGGAACAGCCACTCCGTACCGGCCTGCCCTGGGGCGCCGGTGGTGACGAACCGGTTCGAGACCCGCACGGACTTGCTGACCACCGCGCCCGGTGCGAGGACCGTGGTGGGGCCGTGGCCGTTGGCCACCCGCACAACGGCCACGGCCACGTAGTAGGGCGGGATCGGCGGGAACTCCGGCGTGGCCGCGGGGGTCCCGGCGACCACCACCGGTATTCCCGAGACCGGAATAACCACCAGGTCGTAGCGCAGCAGGCCGGACGCGTTGGCCACGATCGGCACCGTGGTCCGCGCGACGGTGACCAGGGTATCGACCAGCCGGACCTGGCCAGCGCCGACGATCACGCTGCCGTCAGCCGCGCCGGTCGTGACCACCCCGCAGCCCCAGACCACGCCGGTGCCCTGGGCCGAGGCGGCCAGCACCTGAAGGTCGACGTTGTCCAGCTGGGCCTGGTCGGCGAAGGCGGCGTCCGGGGCGTTGGGCACGACGAACAGGGCGTCGTCGACGAGGCTGCCACGCGCGGTGATGACCTGGCCCGCGGCCGGCGGGCGTGGGCGTGTACCGGCGGCGATCGGCACGGGCATCTGGTTGCCGGGCACGGCGACCGTTCCCTAGCAGCGCTCGAAGAACAGGGTCGGGCGCACGTTGACGATCGCCGGGGCGGTGATGCGGACCACGAAGCCGGTCGACACGGCCGAGTCGAAGGTGCCGTTGAACGGCTGGTCGTAGATGGCCGTGCCGCCGTTGGGGGTCAGGCTCCACGCGTCGGCGACGGTCAGCACCGTGGGTTCGGTGGTCCAGTTCGACGCGGCGGTGAACCCGGCGGTGATCGCCCGGCCGTAGACCTGCACCGGGGTGATCGTCGTCGAGTTCGTGCCGGGCGCGTTGGTCGCGAACGTGGCCTGGCAGACCTCGATCTGCGCCGGGATCGCCGAGGCGGTCACCCCGTCGAAGGCCAGCCGGAGCCGGGTGAGGTCAACCCCGAACTGGGCCGGGGCGAGCACCCCGATGACACTCTTGGCCACGCCGGCGGCCAGCGCCACCACAGCGGCCGATGGTGCGGAATAGCCAGCCTTCACGCCGTCACACCTCGATCTCTACGTTGAGCCGGATCGAGTGGGCGGCCGGCAGGGTGTTGCCGATGTTGACGAACGCGATGCCGTTCGCCGTGCCGATCGCGCACACCAGCTCGTCGACGAACTCCCACTGCGTCTCCGTCATCGACTGGGTGTTGTAGGGGATCACCGCGATCGGGTTGGCCGCCAGCGTCGGGCCGGTCGTGCCGATCGTGGTGGCCGTGGTGGCGATGACGCCCACCGTGGGGTCGGTCTGCGGGGTCCACGTCTCCAACGGCTGCCCGAGCACCGCCGCCGCCAGGCCCGTACCTGACGGGGCCACCGTCTGGCGGTAGACGCCCACCGAGATCTGCTGGCTGGTCGGCACGCTGGCGCCGGCGATGATCCCCAGCTGCAGGCGCCGGAGGCGGAACCCCGACGTCGCCGACGCCCCCCAGTAGCCCAGGTAGCCGTTGACGGTGGTGGTCGCGTTGACACCGGACAGTTGGCCGGCCTGCGAGAGCAGGGTCGCCCCGTAGCGCGCCATGGAAGCCCCTTTCCGTGGGCAGGAGGAAACGGTCAGGCGACCAGGGCGCCGGCGTAGAAGTCGGCGAGGACCTGCGCGGACGGCGACAGCATGAACCCACCGGTGTTGGGCGCCGAGGACACCGAGTAGTCGTCGATGGACTCGGACTTGGTGGTGATGTCCGGGGCCATGTAGGCGGCGCCGGCGGACTCCAGAACGGCGCCTTTCACATCGTCGGGAACCGATGTGAAGCCGTGGGTGTAGTCGACCTCGACGAGGTCGGGCGGGAACCGCCACCAGTTACCGAACCCAAGCCGCCGGTAAATGGCCGGGCCGATGACCGAGTACTCGGTGGTGGCCAGAATTTGCGGGGTCCCACCGAACGGGGTGATCCGCACCTGCTGCACGGCGATCAGCGGCTGGAACGGCAGCACGATCTGGAATGTGTTCAGTCCGGGCTGGCTGTAGGTGGCCGTGGTGGACTCGAAACGGGTGTGCGCGCGCTTGGCGAACAACTCGCTGCACACCTGAATCGCGAGAGTCGCGGTGCTCGTGTCGACGTCCTGCTTCAAGAAGCTGGCCAGCTCGGCGACCGTGCAGTACATGACGCTCACAGCGCCAACTGCCACTCGGTGGTGTCGATGTCGCGACCGAGGACTGTGTTGTGGGTCCGGTCGCCGCGCTCGTCGTAGTGCGACTGGATCGTCGGCGTCACGGTCCGGCCGGCCAGCTCGGCGGGCGCGTCGTCATCCTCGAACTCGACGAGGGTCATCCCGCCGTACGGCGAGACGATCGGTGCGACCTCACGCTTGAGACGCAGACACGCCGGCATTTCCTCGCCCGAGCGCAGCGCCGGCAGCAGCTCGTTGCTCACGGCCGTGAAGTATGCAACCAACCGGCCCACCCGACCTTCCCCAGCATGATCGGTTTCATGTGCCCGACCTGCACGCCCGTATGTACGTGCACCGGGATACCGGCCGCGGCGGCGCGCAGGCAGAAGGTCATGTCCTCGCCCATGAGCGCGAGCGGGGCACCTACCGGGGACTCGCGGAACCAGGGCGCGGCGGGGTCCTTGCTGACCGTTTCGATCCGCTCGAGCGCGCCGCGGTGCATCAGCAGGAACGCCGCACCCGTCGCCGAGACCCGCTGACAGGCGTCATCCGGCCAGGTCGTGTAGCGGATGAAGGCCAGCGACCCGTTCTCGCCCTGGCCGAGCTCGTACATGACGGGGTGCGGTTCGTCGTCGCCGTTCTGGCTGAAGCACAACGCACCCAACAGCGGACGCTCGGCAGGGTCGGCGGCCGCGACAAGCCGGTCCAGCGCGTCGCCGGCGAAGACCATGTCCGTGTCGACCATCAACAGCCACGCCGGCGAACCCTCGCGGCCCAGAAAGTCGGCCACGATCTTGTTCCGGGCGGTGGAGATATTCGGACCCGACCGGTAGGTCAGCAGCGCGTCCACCGGGGTCTGGGCTTCCATTCCCATGGCGAACAGAGAGGCGCAGAACTCGGCGGCGACGTCCTTGGAATGGCAGTAGCCGATGACGGCGCGCTCAGCCACCGGGCTCGACGTTGGTGTCCCAGCCCGCCGCGTACCCGGCGTCGATGTCGTAGCCCTCGGAGGCGAAGCCCTGTGGCGAAGACAGCAGCACCTCGGTCTGCGCCTGCCGCGGCCCTTGCGTGTAGAGGACGCCAGCACCGGCCAACGCGTTCGCCGCGTCGAACGTCGCGGCCAGGTCCTCCTGTGGTGCCTGGATGTTCATGTCCTGCACCGGCACGGCGTCGTACTGCGCCGGCGCTGAGGGCGTGTCGCGAGGCGTGATCATCAGTCCTCCTCGAACGGGTGCCCGACGCCGTCGCCGCCGGTGGTCAGGCTGTGGTCCGACACGACGTCCGGCAGGGTCATCAGGTCGCCGATCTGCGAGCCCTGCCCGTAGGTGTCGGTCTGGTGCTCGTGGAAGCGCGCCTCGGCGGCGGCCTGCGCCGCGGCCACGGTGCCGGCCACGTCGTCACGGCCGCCGGCATCCGCACTGCCACCCACGAAGATCGCCGAGGAGGAACCGGGCGAGTACGGCGCCTGGATGTCGAACGTCGAGACCGGCACGTGCTCCGGCGCGGTCGGTGCGCTGTCTGCTGGAGTAATCATCACGCCCTCGCCTGCGCGCACGCCTTCGTGCGGGTCGCGTCCGCCGTCGCCTGAACGATGCGGAACCGAACGTACGGGGTCAACACCGCCACGGTCGCCGGCGTCGCACCGACCGCCGCGTAGACGATGTCGGTCTCCAGCGTCGACGCGTCGAAACTGCCCTCGATGGTGAGGGTGGTCGTGCCGGTTGAGTTGGTGAACACGTAGGAGATGAACAGGTTCGTGTACCCAGTCGTGTCGTACCAGCCGGACACCAGCGGCGACGCGGCCACGGTCACCGGCGCCACCTGATCCCAGACCTTGTAGCCCGGCGGCGTCGCCATCAGCCCGCCGCTGCCTTCCTGCCCCGCGTCGGCTTCGGCGGCTCCTCGTCCTCGCCGAAGTTCAGCTTCGTGAACAGCACCCCGTCCCCGGCCTGGTCGTGCTTGACCATCTCGTCGTTGTCGGCCAGGATGTCGCCCTTGCTGACCCGCCGCATCGTCCCGTCCGGCAGCGTCGCCACGAACGTGTCCTGCGCTCTGTGCGCCATCGCGTCTCCTATGTGTTCGGGTAGGTCGCGAGGTACGCGGCCAACTGCGGGCTGATCTGCGTACCGGCGACCAGCGGGGTCGTGGACCAGTAGGCCGCCGGGGTCTCCAGGAACGCCTGCGACGTGACGGAGTCCCGCTGTGCACCCTGGATCACCGACTCCATCTGCGTGGTGACCGTGTTCTGGAACACGAACGGGACCAGCGCATACCGTGCGGCCATCGGCTGCTTTCCTCTCAGATGACCAGTCGGAGCTGGCGCAAATCTTTTGCATTTGTTTCTCCCAGGTATGCGGAAGGCCCGACACCTGGGGATGCCGGGCCTTCCTTCCCTCCGGAGCTACCGGAGGGCGTCTACACGTTCTGGAGTTACTTGCCCTTCATGACGCGGAAGGCGTTCGTCGTGGAGATCTGGGAGCCAAATCTCCAAAACATGAACCATCCTGCTTGTCCGGTTGGTCTGCCTGTAGCCGAATCCTTCACCAATGGTTCGTAAATCATGCTTACGCCCACTCTGTCGCAAATGATGAACTGGGCAAAGTCGCCGTAGATCGCCTCGAGGGCGTTGACGGCGACAGTGGCGTCCATCGTTGTCGACTCGTAGATCGGGGCGCCGAGCAGCGTCGCCGGCTGGCCCTTGCCGAGGTTCGTCCAGAACGAAGAACCGCCGGCGGTGTCGAGCTGCCGGAACCGGTTGATCTGCGCCACGTTCGCCACCCAGGCGGCGTTCGGGGCGTTGCGGAATCGGGCCGGGAGCACCTGCTGCGTCGCGTACACGTCGCCGACCGCAACCACCAGCGTGGTCGCCGTGGTGACCACGATCGTCGCTGCCGGGATGACGCCCTGCACGTTCGGCGGGGTGCCGTTACCGGTGGCCAGCTGGCTTTCCTCTAGCCGGTCCTTGGCGTCGGCGAGGAGCACCGGGAGCTGCTGGCCGAAGTCGGTGTCCTCCAGGACCTCGTATGAGCCGAAGATCCAGGCGTTCGCCTTCTGTGGCGTGATAACGATGTTCGCTACGGTTGGCGTCGCATCCGCGACTACCGTGCCTTCACCGATCATCGCTGCCGTTACGCCAGCGGAGTTGACTCCGTTCCAAGTATTGGAAGTCGTCTGGACGACCCGGGAGATCCGCCGCCACGGGTTCGCCGATGAGGCGTTCGTGAGGATTATGGAGGGATCGAGCACGAAAGGTAGGAGGTACCCGCCGTTGGCCAGGGTCAGCGACAGTGCGGCACGGTTGGAGTTGGCCTGCGGGTCCTGGATGTAGTCCCGGAATGCCTGCAGGTACTCCGGCGAACCAGTCTCCAGGATGTGCTGCGCCACCTTCGACTGGCCGGTGAAGTTGACCTCCGCCATCCTGGTCGCGGTCTGGGCGTAGTCGTCGGAAAGATCCCCGCGGCGCGAGGCCATCTCGATCGCGTCCAGCGCCCGGCCGCGGCACTCGCCGGGCTCGACCATGTGGCGCCGTACGAGGTGCAGGTCCCGGAACGGGTCCTGGCCGATGACGTTGCGGGTGACCAGGTCCGGCGTGCGGTTGTCGGTGTTCGGGCCTTCCACGTTGACCGGGTTCTGCGCGGCGTGCATGACGCGCTCGAGGTCCCTGGCCCGCTTGCGCAGCGGCTCGACCAGCTCCTCCAGGTCGTCGAACTCGGCGATGAGCGTGGTCTGCCAGGCCAGGTCGTCGTCGGCCGGCTCGGGGATCGCGGAGATCGAGGCCAGTTCGGAGCGGATCGCCGACTGGCGGCCCTCCATCTCCTGCAGGGTCCGGTACTGCGTGCGTAGGGTCTGCTGGCGGGCGCGCTTGACCTTGACCTCCGTGTCCTCAGGCGCGTCGCGGGTAGTGGTTTCCGGCATGATGTTCGCTCCCGTACCTCTGGAGGAAACGGGACCTCGCGGCCTGCATCTCCTCCTTGACTGACCGACCGGAGCGCACCTGGTGCGAGTCCTCGGGCGGCGAGTCCCATTCGGGAGCGCCGGAAAGCGGCGGCGAGTCCAGCGGAGCGCCGCTGCGCAGTAGTTCGGTGATGCGGTCGAGCTGCTCGGTGATCTGCTCGGCGCGCACGCCGACGATCGCCGCGTCCTGGTAGGCGGGGAACGGGGTCGGGCCGTACTCCCGAAGTGTCGATTCGGTGCGGCGCACGGTGCGCAGGTTGCCGCGCGCGTCGGCGCGGAACCCGCCGCGCGGCGGTGTCGGATCGGAGCGGTCGAAGCGCCCGGAGAACGAGTACGCCGACAGGGATCCTTCGCTGATCGCGTCGAGGATCCGGTCGATCTCCGGTCCCTTCGAGTAGCGGGTGCGGGTGAACAGGCCGTGGCCGTCCGCTTTGATCTCCAAGGGCACACCGATGGGCATCGAGTTGAGGTCGCTGGGTGTGCCGTGAAGGGTCATGCCGTGGTTGTAGAAGACGCCCACCCGCCACGACGACCGGCCGCCCGACGGGGCTAGTTTCGGCAGGATCCGGTCGAACGCGCGCCGGTCGATGACCTCGATGTAGTCGCCGTCCTGGTCGTGGATCGGCACCGGGGTGTCGAACACGGTCGCGTAGGCGTCCACGGTGCGGCCGTCGCCGCCGGCCCGGATCGAGATATCCGAGAGCGGGAAGCTGCGCACGAACGGCAGCGGCGCAAACTCGGACCGGCTGCCCGAATCGGCGATCTCGATGCCGAACTTCTTCGCCGCGCTCTTGATCCGCCCCTTGATCGCCGCGAGATGCTCCGGCGAGTACTTCGACGCGTTGCTGGCCTGGTTGATGTAGGACCACGCGGCCTTGCAGTGTTCCTCGGTGTCGATCGGGTAGCGCTTCTTCCCGTCGGCCTGGTACCCGGGGTCGGCGTAGGCGACGTCGCCGTACGGCTTCTGTGCGTCTGCGCGTAGGGCATGCGTCATCGGCCCACGCACCTCCTCGGTCTCGCGCGGGGACTGTGGTGGGGGGGTAGTCGGGTTCTTACTGCTGGATGCCTGACATCTCGGCCACGCCTGCGAGCGCGCCGAACAGGTCTGACATGTGGTCCCCGTCGACAGCGATTCCCCATGCGGCGCCGTACTGAGGAGTGATCGTCAGGCTGGCAGCGGAGCTGTAGCCGTGGTCCTGGCGGGGGCCGCGCCAATTGAGCTCGACCGGGCCGGCGGCGGTCTGGACGATCAGGTGGTTGATTTCCGGCGGGTGATAGTCGTCCGGCGCGTTCGCCGGAATCTTCGACTCGTCGAAGCCTTCGGCGAGGAGGTTTATGGCGTGATCGATGCGTCGCCACTCTCCGGCGTTGAACTCGACCTCTGTAGGGTTGCCGTTGTCGTCCTTCATCCGCAGCGCCAACCGTCCAGGCCGTGGGGTGTACACGTCCGTCGGCCCGTTACCGGTGTCAACGCGGCGGGCTGAGGTCGCATCCATCAGCGTTTCGTACAGGCCGGTGCGCCGGTGCGTGTCGAGGTCCTTGAGGCTGACCCGCACGCCGGGCTCGGTCTCCGATCCGAAGTCGCCGTTAGGGTCATTGGGTGAGCGGCCGATGAACAGGTCGAACTCGGCGTTGTAGACCTCTTCGTCGGGCGGGCCGGCATCGGGATTCGCGACAGGCTTGCCCGTCTCGCTGACGTATTTGCCTGGCACCGGGCGAAGGGCGACCAGCGGTTCCATCTTCACGGGCTCGCCGGGCTTGCCGCTGTAGCGGCGTATGGCGTACAAGCCGTACCCGTCGACCTGGTCCTCCTCGCCGTACTCCGCGTTTATGATCTCTTTCCGGAGTTGCTCGATCTCCTTCGGACGCAGCGACACGCTCCGGTCGCCATGGCTGAGGGTGGCATGGCCTTCGGCGCCGGGCTCGGCGCTGACGTGCAGCGCGCCGCCGGCCACTTTGAGTACGGTCTCGACAACGGCGCCGGGCATCCCGGCGATCCACTTACCGGTGTGTGGGTCTCGGGGCTCGGCCGGGTTGAAGGCTCGGGCCGCGACAGCGGGAATGCGAGGGTGCTTCGCCGGATCCCACGACGCTCGCGCCGCGAACCCGTCTTTTTCCCGGGCGAGTTCGGCGAGCGCCCAGACGAGCGCGAGGGTTTCGTCGTCGAGCGGCCCGTCGTCATCGTCATCGGCCGGGTTGAATGATCGGGCCGCTATCGCGGCCCTACCTTTTGGGACCCCACCAGCAGCGTCGGGTTGGCGGAGGACCCGGACCGGGTAGTCGATGGTCATCCGTTTCCGGCCGGACGTGGCCTTCGTCGTCACGGATGCACCACCTCGATGTCCAGTTCCCGAACGCCGTTGACGGTCCGGTCTCCGACGACCCGGTACCGTAGGCCGCGCTGGAGGAGGAGCTCGGCCTCGAAGTCGGGCTCGTGGATGACGTTGCTGATCGATTTGGCGTTCTGGTTCGCGACCGGTGTTCCGCCGCGCATCGCACCGTCGTAGAACTTCGACAACTGGATAGCGCCGACGCCCTTCGGGGCGGCGATGTTCAGGACCACTCCCGCACCGCCGAAGCCATCGGCGACCCGCCGGTCGACCGTTGTCGAGGCGAACGCGTCCTCGACATATTCGAGGCCGACCAGACTGCTCTTGGTATCGATGCCGGGGAGCATGGTCTCAAGGCCCATCACGCCGCGGTGAACGGCGACTGGCTGGGTCAGCTTCGAATGCCGCATCGCCAAGTCGATCGCGGAGACGGTCTGCTTGAAATCGCCGTCCGGGTCTATGTCGTCCGGATGCTCACCCGCACCGATGGCACGCAGGTAGGCGTTGATGTCCTCGTAGCCACTGCCGCGGTACTCCTCGAGCGAGTCCGGGTCCAGTTCATGCTTGAGATCACCGTGAGCACCGCGGACGAACTCTCCGGCGCCGAATTCGAGGGGGGCGGCGATCAGCGCATCCTTACCAGTCAGGTGGGCCTTCGGCTTCGACGGTTCGGCCTTCTTGATCGCTGCCGCACTCGGTGCGTTCACGGCGGGCGCATGCGGAGCCGCGGACGAGTGCCCCGCTGCGTGGTGGTTGGCCTTCAGGTCATCGAGCAGCAGCGCGGCGATGTGGTCCCGGCTGGCGCCGCGGGGCAGGTTATGTCCCCTGGCCTTGGCCACCTTGCGGAGCTGTTCGCGGCTGAAGCCCTCGAACGGATCGCCCTGACTGTCGCCGGTGAGGAAGCCCTGCAGGTGCTCCGTGATCCGCTGGGCGAGGGACTTGAACTTCCCACCACCCGGTGTGCCCTTCGGGTTGCGTGGATGCTTCGCCTCGTCCCAGACGCCTCGCTCGGCCAGGGAGCGTTGAGCGGCGGTGCGCGGCGCCAGCGTGTTCATGGCCTCGAGCAGCGCCGCTGAGACCTCGTCGTGGGCATCGGGGCCTACGCCCACGGTGGCGCTTTTGGGCCGGCACCACCCGCCACAGGTCCGGCGGTGATGGCCGCCTGATTGGCCTGGCCCTCGATGCTTCCCGGGAGCGCCCCGGCGCCGGGCGGTTGGAGCTGCACCGAGAAGAGGCCGGTGTGCACCAGCAGCGTCCAATCCTCGGCCTCCAGCGCGGCCACGGCGGAGTCCGGCGTGTACCCGGCGTTGATCAGAGACGAGAGGGTGGCGGCCTGCTGCTGGGCGATGTCGGCGCGGTCCTTGCGGTCCTCCCGTAAGAACGGAATGTCGCGGGTGTCGTACCAGAGTTCGGCGCCGCCGGGAGGCGGGACCAGGGTCTGCAGGGAGCCGGCCGCGTTACGCCACAGCGTGCTGAGCGTGCCCTCGGCGAACTGGCGGCGCAGCTGACCCAGGTTGCCGGCGTTCAACGACGAGCCCTGCAGTCCCTCGGACAGGCCGACGATCGCCGGGGGCACCCCGGCCGCCGCGGCGATGCGGGTCTCCCCGGCGCCCTGGGTGGCCTTGAAGTCCAGCTGGCGCAGGTCCGCCCCGACCACGGTCGCGTCGGCGCCGCCGCCCAGGTACAGGGTCTTGTACGCGTTCTGGGCGCCCTTGTGGGCCAGGTCCATCTTCTTGACGAACGCTTCGAAGACTTCCTGCCGCATGTCCTTGAAGGTCACGATGGTCTGCAGGGTGGCGCCGTTCTGGAAGAAGGCCAGCTTGTGCACGGTCGCCGCGGTGTCCGCCTCGACCTCGCGGATCACCGGGGTGATCCAGGACATCCCCCGGAAGTGGGCGATCGGGTCCGGGGTCGGCGCGAAATGCGCCACCTCACCGGGCAGCAGGTATACCGGGTCGGACTGCTTGTTCGCGAACCCGCCCGGCCAGTACGCGTAGCCCAGCAGCTCCGCGTCCAGGTCGTCGGGACCCACCCGCGGGTCGTCGCGGGACCCCATCACGATCGACACCCAGTCCGGACGCAGCCGCCGCAGGTTGCCGTTACGCACCGTCCAGTACGCGTTGCCGGCCAGGTCCGCGTCCTGCAGCATCCGGGTCAGCAGGTCGCCGGTCGTCCCGTTCGGCCACGGCTGCTCGAGCAACGCCAGATCCTGGGTGCCGAACAGGTCGCCGGGGCGGCCGTTGCGCATCCGCCGGAACTGGAACCGCGCCTCGCTGAACACGGACAACCGCGCCCGCATGCAGGCGAAGATGACCCCGTTGCGCTTGTAGGCGCCCTGGACCATGCCCAGGAAGCTGGACTCCAGCGTCTCCGTCTTGTTGCCGGTGATGCCCGGCACACCCATGTAGGACGTGCCACCGAACGACCAGGCGAAGTCGAGCGGGTCTATCCCCGAAAAGTCGACGCCGTCATAGCGTTGGGTCGAAGACCCGCCGCGGCGCGACAGCGACTGCAGGAGGTTCACCCGTGCCCTCCTCCACGTCGGTCAGCAGCAGGAACGACGCGGCGGTGATGACCCCGGCGGTGATCAGCCCGGCGGCCAGACCGGCCGCCACCCAGGCACCGGCCACGATCAGCAGGCAGCCGGCCACGTAGCCCAGCAACGCCCGGTGACGGCGGGTCAGGCGAATACGGCCCACGGCTGCTCCGGCTGCGTCAGGGCACCGTCCTCGATGGCCTGCCCGCGGGCGTGGTACGCGAGCACCGCCGCGACCGCGGCGTCGATGAGCATCCCGTCACCCCGCTTGGCCATCTTCAGGTAGTGCGTCGCCAGCTCGACGTCGTCACCCGGGCGGGGCTTCTTGCGGGAGCCCTTCACCAGCACCGCGTTCTTGCAGTGCCGCGACAGCACCTCGGAGCCGTCGTGGGTGAGCTCGGCGCCGGTGAACGCCGTCGTGAACCGTTCGATCGCCTTGTCCATGCGCTGCTCGACGTTGGTCGGGAACTCCACGACGATGCCGGGCCACTCCGCCGCCCACGCGTCCAGGTAGTCCTGCCAGCGGTACGGGTCGGCGTACATCAACGCCACCGTGTAGGCGGCGAAGACGTCCCGCAAGGCCGCGTCGACCTCCGTCGTCGGAACCCGCCACTCGAGCGCCGCGGCCGGCTTCTCCCACACCCGCACGGTGAACAGCCGCCCATCCGACAGCCGGGAGGCGACCAGCGCGGTGGCGTCCTGGTACTTCGAACCGTCGAAACCCAGCGCCACCGCATCGCCGGGACGCAACTGGTCCTCGCGGGCGGCCAGGTCCCAGCGGGTCGGGTCGACGAACACGGACTCGCCGACCACCAGCTCGTTCAAGAAGAACCGACGCCGGTCTGCCTCCAAATGCCGCGCGGACTGGACCTCGTGCAGGATCCGGCCACGGACGTTGACCCAGCCGCCGGCCTCCCGCGCGCTGCCCCCGTACTGGCGCAGCAGCTCCGCGTAGACCGCCTCGGTATCGGAGAGGTCCTCCACCCGGCGCGGCTCGATCGTGTCGACCAGCACCCGCTCGTCGCCGGAGTCCCCGGTCACCTGCGCCTCGGAACCTTCGGTCGGGTCCCAGCCGTTGGTGAGCTCCAGCCACCGGCCGTCCATGCCGGCCACGTTGCGCTTGACCGCACCGCACACCTTCCGGAAGCCGCCCTGCAAGGTGAACAGGTGCGACTCGGTGATCGTCAGGAAGGTCAACGGCGCGCCCAGACGAGCGCGGGCCGAGGTGGTCACCGGGTCGATCTGCCCGCCGGAGGGCAACACGACGCGGGTCTCCCCGACGTCCAGGCCCGACGTGTCGACCAGCGGACCGCGGCGGGCCATCGACACCAGCGGCCGGTAGGTGTTGGCGGTCTGCTCCTCGGACGTGCCCAGGCACACGATCAGTGGCGACGGGTACGGGGCGCCGACCGGCTCGCCGGCGGCGTCCCAGCCGTCGAACCGGGTCGGGCCGAGTGCCTCCGCCCAGATGATCGCCGCCCCGAACGGGTCCTTGCCGAACTTCTGCACCCGCCGGAACTGCGCCCCCGTGTACAGGAGAGCGTCCGGGGCCGGCCACGGCGCCGCGTGCGGGTACAGCCGGTAGTAGCGGATCAGGAAGGTCCACATCTCGTCGGTGAGCAGGAACGGCGCACCCATCCGGTAGCCGTCCGGCACCACGCAGTTCGCTTCGATCCACTCGCCGACGTCGTAGCCCAACGTGGGGAACTCGCCCGGCTCGGCCGGCCCACGCCACGGCATCAGCCGACAGCCTTGATCCGCCCCCGGGCGCCGGCGCTCTCCTCACGCTTGGCCGCCACCTCGTCGACGACGACCCGCCAGCGCAGGCGCAGCATCGACATCGGGGTCAGACCGATACGGTCGGACCACTGCCGCGCCTCCTTGGCCGCGTCGAGGTCACCGAGCTCGGCCATCACCTTGTGCCGCACGTACTGGGCGACGTCGCGCAGCCAGCCCAGCCGCTCCCACTCGCAGGCCTGCGGGAGCTGCCACAGCTCACGCCACAGCACCAGCTCCAGCTTGCGCTGGTCACGCACCTGCGCCTCCAGGATGGCCAGGCGTTCCAGCGCGGCGTCCAGGCGCTGCTCGAGCGCGGCGGTCGGCTTGGCGTCGAACTCGGCCTCGTTGAGCTTGTCGCGCAGGTCCTCGACCTTCGTCGCTGCCAGGTCCCGGCGGGTACGCAGCGCCACGTCGGGCAGCAACGGCCAGCGTGGCGTCTCACCCTGGCGACCCTCGGCCGGCAGCGACGTCATGCTCACCGAGGCGTTGCGGCGCACCCGGGTCTCGGGTGACTTCGGCGGGGGACCCATGCCAGCCAAATCGACCGTCACCCCCGGTCACATTGTACGGAGAGTCACGGCCGTCCGAGGTGACGTACTGTCACGGGTGACGGGTCGTTACCCCGGGTGGTGTCCGGTGTGTCCGTTTCCAGACCCGTACACATTGCGATCTTGGTGGCCCAGGGGTCCATAG